AGCAAACCTTGTGTTTGGAACTATGAAAACAATGTGTAATGAAAGTCCATTATTATCTGAAATGGTAACAACTTATGAAAATGAAATACAAGTAAAAAACGCTTCTGGCCGTGCATTTAGAGTTGCGGCAAAAGCTGGTACTGCTGACGGTGGTAGAAACAGTTGTTTTATTGCAGATGAAATACATGAGTGGAATAACATAAACCTTGAACGTGTCCATTATGTATTATCTAACAACACTGCGAAACGTAGGGACGGTTTGGTTTTAAATATTACTACTGCTGGCCATGATCTTGATAGTATGGCCGGTAAGATGTATCAACGTGGATTATTGAAAGAAGCTGGTAAACAAGAAGATCCAGAGTTTTATTTTAAGTGGATTGGTGCAACAGATGATCAAGATCCAGAAGATGAACAACTTTGGGAAGAAGTAAACCCGGCAATAACAAATGATTGGTGGCCTATTGAAAACCTAAGACGTAGGCATAAATCATTACCACTTAATGAGTTTCAACGCTATCACCTTAATCAATGGACTAGAACAGAAGAAGAAAGCTGGATAAAAGCCGAAAATTGGTTATCTTGCCAAGATACACAACTTGAACTTGAACAAGGGGAAGAAACATTTGTTGGTATAGATATGGCGCTTCGTCACGATAGTGTTGCAATAGTTTATGGCCAAAAAGATGAAAATGAAGTTGTAAACATGAAAGCTAAGATATGGAAGCCAGAAGATCAAGTTTATATGGATTATCAAGAAATTGAAGCATTTGTTGTAGAGTTAATGAAATTATACAAAGTAACAGAAGTTGCATACGATCCAGCGTTTTTTGAAAGATCTGCACAAGTATTGTTAGATCGTGGTGTTCCAATGGTAAACTTCCCGCAAACTCATAGTCGTATGATCCCCGCTTGTGGGAACGCATACGATATGATTGTAAATAATAAAGTTAGACATGACGGTGATCCTACATTTACAGATCAAGTTATGTCTGCGGCACAAAAAATTACTGATATGGGTTGGCGATTGTCAAAGGGTAGATCAAAAAGAAAGATTGACGCATGTATTGCAATGGTGCTTATGTTAGATCGTATCACTGCGCCTACACCAGAAGATGATGATCCAGAAGTGTCTATAATAAACCTATGAATAATTATATAACAACAATCGCAGATCTACTAGGTGTAGCACTTATAATTTATGGTGTATATACAGTTAATGTTTCACTAGCTTATATAGTTGGTGGTGCATTTATAATATTAGGAAGTTATTTACAAGCTAGATGAGTTTATTCAAAAGAACAGAAAATAGGGACGCGGCACTTGGTAATCTAGTAGATTTATTAGCACTTCGTGAGGGTGGCCTAACTAACCAAACTGGTGAAAAAGTTAATGAAATGTCTGCATTGGGCATTTCAACTGTTTATTCTGCTATTTCACTGATCGCAGATAGTATTGCATTACTTCCAATAAAAACAGTCAGATACGATAATGAAAAAACTATTTTCACTGACAAGCCAAAGTTTTTAGAAAAACCAAATCAAAATCAAACAATCTTTCAATGTATTCACGAAATAATTACATCACTTGCAATGCACGGTAATGCCTTTGTTCTTGTAGATAAAGATAGACAAGGTAGAGCTATTGGCATGACACCAATACACCCAGAAAAAGTTAAATGCGAAATGCAAGGTAGTGAAAAAGTATTTATGCTTCAAGGCGCTAAGGGTGACTATTCAAGAAGAATTACAAGAAACAATATGTTGCACTTCACATGGTTTCAATATCCCGGCCAATTAGTTGGGGTAAGTCCATTACGTACCCAAAGCAATACGTATGGTTTAGCATTGGCAATGGAAAGACACATTGCCCAGTTCTATGGACAAGGTGGAACACCGTCAAGCGTTTTGGAAACAGATAGAGATTTGACTGCTGAACAAGCCAAGACATTGAAAGAAACTTGGTTAGGTAATCACAACAGAAATAGAAAACCAGCAGTATTGACTGGTGGCCTTAAATGGAAAGCTATAAGCGCTTCTGCTGGTACAGAACTAATAGAAGCACGTGAACAGATTGTAAATGAAATAGCTAGAGTATTTAGAATACCAGCACACATGTTGCTTGCTAAAGACGGATCAAACGTATATTCAAACATTGAAAGCAATGGTTTGCAATTTATTCGTCACACACTTTTGCCGTGGATTAGAAGAATAGAAGACGGACTTGGAACATTATTACCAAACAAACAATATGTAAAAATGGACACTTCTGAATTTGCACGTGCAGATCAATTAAGTAGGGTAAGAAGTTTCCAAGTTGCAATATCTTCGGGTGTAATGACACCAAACGAAGCTAGGGCAAAAATGGACTTAGAGCCGTACGCGGGTGGTGATAAATTCTATCTTGGTTTGCAAGGTGCAATGGTTGATCCAACTATTGAGCCACTAGGGAAAGACGAACATAGTCCAACTGAAAATTTAACTGAAGTTGAAGAATAATGCCTTACAGTATAGAAGATAACAATCCAGATTGTAACGGATTTGCAGTTGTCAAAGATGATGATAAAAAAGTTATGGGTTGTCACGAAACAAAAGCAAAAGCACAAGATCAGATAACTGCACTTAATATTGCAGAACAAGAATATCAAAGGCAATCAATGCCAGAACAAGATCTTTATGAAACAGAAGAAGAAGCATTAGCAAAAGCAAAAGAAATAGGTTGTGTTGGTACACACACACATGACGTTAATGGCAAGATTATGTATATGCCTTGTGAAAAAATGGAAGATTATACAAAACTAACTGGTGGTGAACACACTGATGAAGATGATCCAACATTAAAATATAATGATCAAGATCCACAAACAGAACAACGTGCAGTAGATAGAAAACCACCTAAATTTATGCAAGATAATGCACAACGTGGTTTAGACAATTTAGACAAAGCTGGTGACGGACTTGTTGACGAAACAGTTAGACAAGCAAGGATTATGGCTAGGGGTGAAGAATTAAGCATAAACAAAATAGTCAAAATCCGTGCATGGCATGCACGTCACCTTAGTGATCTTGATCGTGAAAAAACAAATCCTAATGATCCAGCTTCATACAAACCGTCAGATGTAGCATTTCTATTGTGGGGATCTAACCCGTGGACTGATCCAATGCAAGCGCATGATTGGGCAGAAAGAAAGATTGCACAATTAATTAACGCTGGTGAGTATGAGCCAAGAAACGATCCAAGTACACCAGCACCAAAAAAAGATCAGATTAAAGGAAGTAAGACAAATCCAAAGGGATCTGCAACTGGTAAGAAAGGTGGGATCAAGTTTAGTGAAGCAACAGAAAAATCTATTAGGGGAAGAATAGAAGAACACAATGAAGATGTAAAAGGCATGGCCACATGGCGTAAGTTGAAAATGGGAACTGCAAAAGCAGTTGTCAGACGTGGATTTGGTGCGTATAGCACTTCACACCGTCCGGGTGTAAGTCGTCAAGCATGGGGATTAGCAAGACTTCGTGCATTTAGTTATTTACTAAAAAATGACAAACCACAAAATCCAGCGTACAAAAGTGACAATGATCTTTTACCAGAACAACACCCAAGATATTCAAAGAAAGAAGAAAAAAGTATGAACAATCAACATATAGAAGTATTAGATCCAGTTGTTGCTATATCAAACACTATGGAAACACAAAAAAGGTCAACTAATCTTAAAGAAATGGATAGACAAACTGAAAATAGAAGTTTTACATTTAGCGCAGTAGAAGAACGCAAAGATAACGATAATAATACTTTGTTGTTTACTGGTTATGCTTCTGTATTTGACAAAGCATACGGTGTGCGTGATAGCAAAGGCGTTTACGAAGAAACAATTAAACAAGGCGCATTTAAGAAAACATTACAAGAACAAGATGACGTTAGATTTTTGGTTAACCATGACGGTATACCACTAGCAAGGACATCTTCTGGAACTTTAGAACTAGAAGAAGATGATTATGGATTATTCGTAAGAGCAGAATTAGATCCGTCAAATCCTACGGTTGCAGAAGTTGCTAGTGCAATGAAACGTGGTGATCTAAATGAAATGTCATTTGCATTTCAAGCAATCAAAGATGAGTTTGACGCAAGTGGCCAAAATAGATCAGTAAACGAAGCAAGATTATTTGATGTTTCTGTTGTGACTTATCCAGCTAACCCGTGGGCGGGTGCAAAGTTACGTGGATTAGATATAGAAGATCTACATAAAGAACTTGTTGAAGCTAGAAGTGGCGATAAGGCAACAGAAATATTAGAAAGTTTTATTAACAAAGTTGAAAGTATTACGGACAATGATGTTGATGAAAAACGAAGCAATCCCAAAGTTGAGTTGTTAAAAATGAAACTTGAAAGGGACGGTATTCGTAAGAAGTCGTAGAGCCGTAAAAACGAAGTCGTATCACACACTTAATATTTACACTAGACGCATAAGTAAAAGAAAACACACAAAAGGAAATCATAGTGAAAAACATAATTGAAGCTAGAGATAGTAAAGTTGCTGAACTTGATCAATTAGTTGAAGAACTTGACACAATGGACGCTGGTGAAGAATTTGACGCAAAATTTGCGCGATCACAAGAACTACATGGTGAAATCAAGGAACTTAACGGAAAAATTGATGAAGCAAGGGAACTAAACGAAACTCTTGAAGCAGTTAAAGAAAGCAGAAATGCTTTAGGTGTGGAAGATGAAGATCTTAGCGAAAAAGAAGCTATTGTTGAAGTCAATGAGCCAGATATGTACAGAAAGGGTGGCGAACACTCATTTTTGGCAGACGCTTATGCCGCTAGACAAGGTGACTATAAAGCACAAGAAAGAGTTAACTCACACCAAGAATATGAAGCTAGAGATATTGGAACAGGCGCATTTGCTGGGCTAGTTGTTCCACAATACCTTGTTGACGAATACGCACCAATTGCACGTGCTGGATCTGCACTTTATAACGCAGTTCCTAAAAAGCCATTACCGGCTTACGGCATGAAAGTGGAAGTGTCCAGAATTACTACTGGATCTGCCGCCGCAGTTCAAGCGTCACAAAACAGTGCAGTTCAAGAAACAAACATGGACGATACTTTATTGACAGTTAATGTTGATACAGTAGCTGGCCAACAAGATGTTTCAAGACAAGCATTAGAGCGTGGTGGTCAACCGGGCTTTAGTTTAGAAAACATCATTTTCGGTGACTTAGTTGCCGCATATTATGGTGAATTAGATAGATTGTTATTTGAGGGATCTGGATCTTCTGGACAACCTTTAGGTATCAGAAACGTATCTGGAATAAACACAGTAACTTATACAGACGCAAGTCCAACAGTTGCTGAGGCATTTCCTAAGTTAGCAGACGCAGTACAAAAAGTTAATGCAAATAGATTTGCACCAGCTACTGCAATACTAATGCACCCAAGACGTTGGGGTTTCTTCACTGCTGGATTGGATAGTAGCAATAGGCCACTAATCGTTCCACAAGGAAATAACCCAGACAACCCAATTGGCATTGGTGACGCCGCTTCTTATGGAAACGTTGTTGGAAACCTACTTGGTATTCCAGTAATTACAGACGCTAACATTACAACTTCTGACGGTGGTGGAAACGATCAAGATCAGATTTATGTAATCAAAGTTGACGATCATATTCTATTTGAAGATAATTTAATGCAGTTGAAGTTTGAAGAAACAAATGCTGGATCATTGACAACAAAAATGGTTGTTTATGGTTACAACGCATTTGCTTCTGGAAGATACCCAGCTGGCATGACAAAAATACAAGGAACTGGTTTAATTACACCTAGTTTCTAAATAATTTGGTTTAGGTGTGTCTGGCAACAGACACGCCAAACCATAAAGGAAAAATATGGCAAAACAAGACAAAGAATTAATAGAAGCGCTGAAACAAGAGTTGAAGCACTACGAAATATACAAGAAAGCAGATCGTGCTAAACAAGTTAAAGAAGCAATTAAAAAAGCTGGTGGATCAGTTGAAACAAAAACTGCAAAACCTAAAGCTGAAAAAAAAGTAGAAAAAAAGAAGTAGATCATGCCTAAACATTACGGTGGTAAAAAAATGAAAGGTGGCAAAAGTAAAGGCCGAAAAAAAAGGAAGTAACTTTTTATGGCAATTACTAATGGCTACTGTACACAAAATCAGTTAAAGCAATTTAACGGAATACCTACTTCTGATACTGCTGATGATGATCTTCTTGATGACGCTATAAATGCGGCAAGTAGGCAAATAGATACTTTTTGTGGACGTATTTTTTTTCAACAAAATGCAACTGCACGAAAGTTTTTTACTAACAATCTATATAGATTGCATGTAGATGATATTTCAACAACTACTGGATTAGTAGTAAAGTATGATGATGATGATGACGGTGTGTATGAAACAACTGTATCATCTTCAGATTTTCAATTATTACCAATAAATCAAGTAGTTGGTGGAATATTAATATCGCCTTTCTATATTGTTGAATTAATATCTGACGGTGATCATGAGTGGCCACTTGATTATTCAAGTAATAGGCCACGTGCAGAAATAACTGCTAAATGGGGTTATTCAGAAGTTCCAGAGCCAATAAGACAAGCTACATTAATGCTTGCCAGTGAGTTGTTCGCAATGCGTAATGCACCACTTGGTGTTGCTGGTGTAGGTGACTTTGGTGTTGTAAATATACAACAAAATAGGGAAATCACAAGACTGATTGCACCATTTCGTAAAGGCACTGTTTTTGGGTTAGCGTAATGGCAACAATGGCGCAGATCCGTGACGGTTTAAAAACTACTATTTCAAACATATCTGGACTACGTGTTTATGATACAGTCCCAGATCAAGCAATAAACTTTCCAGTTTGTTTGTTTATACCAACATCTATTGAGTTTGATCTAGCAATGCAACGTGGCACTGATCGTTATGAATTTGAATTGACTGTTGCAGTACAAAGATCAGATAGCAGAACTGCACAAGATAAACTAGACGCATTTGTTACTGGATCTGGATCATCAAGCATAAGACAAATAATTTATAATAATAAAACATTAGGCCTAGCAGACACAGACGCTAGAGTTACAGAAATGAATAGTTATGCCGCTGATGTCAGTTTAAATGGAATTGACGCAGTAGGTGCTAATCTTACTATTGAAGTATTTACGAAAGGAAGTAGTTAATGGACTGTTGTGGAAACGGTTGTTGTGGGGGTAAGTAATGCCAAAATATAAGATCATAGGTAACAAAAAAGTAATGGGCAAAGAAAAAGGCAAAACAATTACTATTACTGATGAGCAAGTTGCTAAATCATTAATTAAAGGTGGGCATATTGAAGCTACTACAATTAAAAAAAGACGTGCTAGAAAAAAAGACGGTACGTTTATAAAAGATGACAAAAGCACACCAGATATTAACGAAGCATGGGAAGAAGTAGAAGATAATGGCTAAATTTGTATTTAATGACGGTAAAGTTTTCAGTGGTGGATATGATCTATCAGATCACGTTACTAATGTAAACCTTGAACTTACTGCTGAAGAATTAGACGCAACAACACTGCAATCTGGTGGATTTACAGAAAAACTTGCCGGGCTTAAAAATTCAGAATTGACATTGGACGGTTTTTATGAAGCTGGCGCAAATAAGCCAGACGCACTTCTTGGTACTTCAGTAGGTAATGAATTGATTGTAACAACCGTGCCAGACGCGGGTGTTGGCAATATTGCTTACTTTACTAAGTCAAGGGAATTTAGTTATGAAATCTTTGGCGAAGTAGGTGAGATCGCACCATTTAGCGTAACAAAGTCACAATCGTCAGAAATCATGGTGCGTGGCACAATAGCGCTTGACGGTGCAATAACTGCTTCTGGTAACTCTACTGGCGCTAATTTAGGTGCAGTAGGCGCAACAGAAAAATGTTATGTAGCGATCCATTGTACAAGTGTTAGTGGTACTTCTACACCAACAATAACTTTTAAATTACAATCAGATGATAATTCAAGTTTTACAAGTCCAACTGATAGGATCACATTTACTGGGATAACTGCAATAGGTGCAGACTTTCAAAGTGTTGC